TGCCCGCGCTCATCACCAAGGAAGGCGTCCCAACCGACAGCCCGATCAGCGCAGAGCGTCGGGCCATCATGAAGGAGCAAATCTACAAGGACATCAACGACCTTCAAGTGAAGGTCAAACTCCTTGAAGAGCGCGAGAAGTTCTTGAAAGGGAACAAGTAGTGTATGGAGCCGATCACTGGCATTCTCGCGGCAGTCTCAGCGGCGAATGCTGCGTTCGGAGCCGTTAAGAAACTCGTTGCCACGGGCCGCGAGATTCAGGACGTTGCCGGTCAGATCGGCAAATGGTACGGGGCTTTCGGGGACTTCAACCGCCTTGCCAACGACAAGGCCAACAAGAAGCCCTCGGTTTTCAAACGCCTGCTGCACGACGACAGCATCGAGCAGGAAGCCTTGCAGATCACGATGCACAAGCAGGCACTGATCAAGCAAGAGTACGAACTGAAGATTCTGATCGTCGCTCACTACGGTGAGAGCGTTTACAACGAGATGATCATGGAGCGCATCCGGCTGAAGAAGGAGCGCGAGAAGAAGGAGCGTGAGCACCGCCTGCGGCAGCAGGAGTTCATGCTCAACGCCAAGTACGGCGCAGCAATTGCCTTCGTGGCAGTCGCCCTGATTGGGGTGGGTTACTACTTACTCGACAAGGTACAGCAATGAGTTTCAGGAAGCCGCCGGAAGGCGCAAGCCGTTCAGAGAGGGAGGCCCATGTCAAGGCTCTTGCTGCGGTTTCTATTAGCCTGCTTGCTCTACTCCTTGCTGTTACAAATTACTTTGCCGGAAGGAACTCCTCTGCGGTTCTCAACGGAACCATAGAGTCGAACAACCTGTGGGCGTGGTATCAGGCCAAGAATGTCCGGGCGACCATCTACGAAGTCACCAACAACGAACAGAAGGCTACCAAGCAACGCGCCGACATGGACGAGATCATGGAGAAGGCCCGCGCTGCTGAAGCCAAACGCGACGCTGCCAAGGCCAAGTCTTCCTACTATTCCTACTCTGGCATGGCGCTGCAACTGGCCATCGTCCTGTCCTCTGCCGCCATCCTGGCCGTCACCCTGAGCCTGTTCTACGCCTCACTTGGTGTAGGGGCAGTTGGGGTGCTTCTGTTCTTCTTTGCTCTAGGAGCCTGAGATGCTGTCGCTTCTTTCCACCCTTGGGGGCTTGCTGCTCTCGGGCCTGCCCAAATTGCTTGAATACTTCCAGAACAAGGCAGACCAAGCCCATGAACTGCGTCTCGCTCAGGTTCAGACCGAGCGCGAACTCCAACTGGCCGCAGCAGGTTTTGCCGCCCAGGCTCGCATGGAGGAAATTCGCACCGAGCAGGTGGCGATGGAAACCGATGCCCGGATGACTGAGGCGGCTCTGGCGCACGACCAGAAGATCATGGACAAGGCTTCCCGGTGGGTGGTGAACTACACCGGCACCGTCCGTCCCACGGTGACCTACATCTTCGTCTTTGAGTTGGTGGCCATCAACGCCTTCATGGCGTGGTATCTGTGGAACCATCCGACGCTCATCCAAAGCATGGATGACATCATCCTGTACTCTGACCTGATCTTCTCCGCTGATGAGATGGCGATCCTCGGGGGCATCATCGGCTACTGGTTCGGTTCTCGCCAGTGGAGTAAGAAGTGAAACTGAGCAAGACGGGCGAAGACCTCATGCACAAGTATGAGGGCTTTAGGAGTAAACCCTACCTTTGCCCTGCCCACATCTGGACGATTGGCTATGGCCACGTCCTGTACCAAGAGCAGATCAGGCTCCCGGTCATCCGCAAAGAAGGGTATACCGGGATGCTCCGCAACGAGTTCCCCCTGAAGCCGGAGGACAGCCGTGTCTGGACTAAGACGGAGATCGACGAACTATTCCGTGATGATGTCGGGACTTTTGAACGTGGTGTTCTTCGACTTGTTCCCGGCGTATCTGGCCGTCAAGGCTCTTTTGACGCTTTGGTCAGTTTTGCCTTCAATGCAGGGCTAGGCAACCTTCAGCGCAGCCAGATCAGGATGCGGGCCAACCGGGACGACTGGAACGGGGCGGCAGACGCCTTCCGCCAGTGGACGATGGGTGGTGGCAAAGTCCTGCCCGGTCTGGTAAAACGCCGTGAAGCCGAGATTGCCCTTTTCTTGTCTTGACACGAGAATACGGTTATGCCACTCCAGAAAATCCTCTTCAAACCCGGAGTCAACCGCGAGAACACTCGGTACACGACCGAAGGTGGGTGGTACGAGTGCGACAAGGTTCGCTTCCGCCAAGGCAACCCCGAAGTTATCGGCGGCTGGACTCGCATCTCCACGAGCACTTTCTTGGGTGTGTGCCGCTCGCTGTGGAACTGGGTGACGCTGACTAGCCAAAATCTAATTGGGGTCGGCACCAACTTGAAGTTCTATATTGAGAACGGCGGGAACTACAACGACATCACCCCGATCCGCGTAACAACCACGCTGGGCGCTGACCCTTTTGCGGGCAACGGAACCACTACAGTAACGGTAACCGCCAACAGCCACGGCGCTGTGACTGGGGACTTTGTGACGTTCAGCGGTGTTACGGGTACCTATGCGGCGCTCCTTAACGGCGAGTTTCAGCTTACTGTCCTGACGGTAAACACGTACACCATCACGGTGGCGTCTGCCATCCCTGCGGGGTCCACGGGCGGTGCTTCGGTATCTGCGGCATATCAGATCAACGTCGGCCCATCTACAGTGGTGCCGCTTACTGGTTGGGGTGCAGGCACTTGGGGCACCGGCACGTGGGGTATCGGAACGCCGAGCACGACGCAGAGCGATCTGCGGTTGTGGAGTCAAGCCAACTTTGGTGAAGACTTGATCTTTGGCCCGCGCAAGGGCGGCATCTACTACTGGGATGCGACGACTGGACTGAGCGTGCGTGGGGTGTTGCTGTCGTCTCTATCTGGCGCGTCTGACGTGCCGACGATCCAGAACGGCATCTTCGTTTCAGACATCAACCGCTTTGTGTTTGCGATGGGCTGCAACGACTACGGCAGCGCCACGATTGATCCGATGCTGATCCGGTGGTCTGACCAAGAAGACGCAGTCAACTGGACGCCCTCGGCAACTAACCAAGCGGGTAGCCTGCGCCTGTCTCACGGCTCAGAGATCGTTGCGGCAGTGCAGGCGCGTCAGGAAATCGTGGTCTTCACTGACTCTTCCATTTACTCGCTTCAGTATCTGGACGCGCCGATCTTCTGGGGTGCCCAGCTTCTGGGCGACAACATCTCCATCGTCGGCCCCAAGGCCGCTGTGATTGCCTCGGGGGTGGTGTACTGGATGGGCGTGGACAAGTTCTACGCCTACGATGGCCGCGTGCAGACGCTCAACTGCGATTTGCGTCGTTATGTTTTCAGTGACTTCAATCAAGCCCAGGCGCAGCAGGTTTTTGCCGGTACCAACGAGGGCTTCAACGAAGTCTGGTGGTTCTACCCGTCCGCCAATTCACTTAGCATCGACAAGTACGTCGTCTACAACTACGTCGAAAAGATTTGGTACTACGGCACGATGTCCCGCACGGCTTGGCTTGATTCGGGCCTGCGCGACTATCCGATGGCTGCGACCTATAACTCCACGACTCAGACGGGGCTTCTGGTTAATCATGAGCAGGGCCTGGACGACAACGCTACCGGAACGCCCGCCGCCATCAACGCCTATATCTCGTCGTCTGAATTCGACATCGGTGACGGGCACAACTTCGGGTTTGTCTGGCGCATACTGCCTGACCTGACGTTTGAGAACTCGACGGCCAACACGCCCACCGTTAACATGACGCTCTATGGGTTGTACAACTCGGGCTCAGGCAGCGTCGATAACGCGGGGCAAGCGGTGGTTAAGGGCAGCACGTATGTCATCACCGAAGAGTTCACCGGGCAGATTTACACCCGCGTGCGTGGGCGGCAGATGATCTTCAAGATCGACTCCAACACACTTGGTACGACGTGGCAGTTGGGCGCTCCGCGTATTGACATCAGACCGGATGGGCGGCGTTGACCATGAGTTTGCTAATTGAAGATGCAACCGTCCCTGCACCCCCAAACCTGCCGTTGGCGCCAACTGCGTACGAGTCGCGTTATCACGAGCAGTTCAACAACGTCCTGCGTCTGTACTTCAACCGGCTTGACGCAATACTGAGGCGGATTGTGGCTACAACTTCTCC